ATGAACAGCAAGGACTTTTTGAACTTTCACGACTTTGCATACACCCCGAAATACAAGGAACCGAACATAATATCACTTCTTGGTTTGTTTCAAGAGCGATTAGACAGTTACGGAAGGATACTGAAGTGAAAGCAATCATTTCTTATGCTGATAGTGATTTTCATAGCGGCACCATTTATCGTGCTTGTAATTTTAAATATTGCGGACTTTCAGACGCAAAGAAAGATTTCTATTATGCAGACGGAACTAAACACTCTAGAGGCAAAGTTAAAGGTGCTGCAGGAGAGTGGAGAGAACGCTCCCGCAAACATCGATATGTGATGATATTTGATAAGAATCTAAAACTTTTATGGTAGAGTATTACGAGTATTCTCAGTTTGAGCGAGTCTTCTATTAACAAACTGGGAAGATTTTTCATAATGCATAATTGTTCTCATATCATTTAAATAAACTTGTAAATATTCTGGTTTTAATAAGTAGATCGTTCTTTTCTCATCATTTTTTCTAACTTCATACTCATAGTTTGTAATCGCTGTTACTGGATTTATATTAGCTCCTGGATTGCTTGGATTGGGAATTGTAAATCCAGCATCTACTACTTTTCCTTTTGGAAGAATTAAACGATTTTTAGAATCTTTAACTTCAGTAGTCTCATATAAACGCACAGCAGTTAGTTTATTTCCATACTTATTCTCAGCATAACGATATAAGTCTTTATCGGATAGTGGCCATTGGTCGTTTACGTTAATGATACCTGCGGTGAGTAACACGACCCAATCATAATCGGCACTTCCATAATTTGCTTCTGCAACGATATCAGGTCTTGCACCGTCTTTAATCTGATACTTATTGAATAAAGTAAAAACATTTTGCAAATCATCACGTAGTTTAACTCTTCTGAAAAGATTTTTAACTCTCACATAATCACGTGAAGAGTTTCTGTCAGATGCTTGTGATTGATATAAGATATCTGGTAGTTCTCTAAAGTATGACATTTTAGAAACCTACTCCAATACCATCGTCGTTATAATCTTCACTATAAACTGGATTAAGTTCAGTAAATGTTAAAGACATCTGAATATGTATTGGTGTTCCATCTGCGTATGTAGCATACGTATTGGAGGCAGTGTAGTTCAATTGCATATTAGTTAATGCCATTGGTTTAAATTTATTTAAAAATGGATGTGGACTTTTTCCTCTTCTATATGATAATTGAAATACATCTGGTGCACCAATAAAAATACCAAGACCGTCTGTTGTACTAGATGATTTGGCGGTCATTGATTTTTTAAGAGATCTAATAATTTTCTTAATAGTTTGCGCCTCTATTTTGTTTCGTGAGATAAACTCAAAGGTAAATGGGAATGAACGAAGTTCAACACCATTAAATAGAAGTTCTAAGTTAGGATTAAGAACTTGACCACTAGCTCTTGAGATAAGACTTGTTGCACTTACATTACCACCTAAAGCACCATATGCCGCACCTGATACAGCTGCAATAATTGCTTGCGTTTGACCTTTAAGAGCCTTTGGTGCTGCTAATGCTAGTCCTTCAATAATTGCTTTTGCGGATGTCTTTGTATCTAAAGCAGCTGCTGTCAATCCTGTGCCAAAGGCAGCTAAAGGGTCTAGTGCGTCTGGCCCCCAGGAAACTGAAATACTATCACTGATAGATTGTGGTATTGGTAAACAAATATAAGTGTGGGGCCGTTCAAATGTATTTTTGCTACTTCCAGTTGATAGTGCAACACCTCCTGCCAATTTACCTGCAACCTCTTTGTTTATTCTACCCTGAAAGGCTTCGGACGTTTCGTTGTCACCTTTTTTAAAGGATTCAAATACTGGAAAATTCCTAAATTCGTTTGTACCAGGCTTACCAATTGTTAGTCCTGGCGGTTCATATTTGGATATTTTTATATCCAAATAATCAGTATCTCTATCAATCTTAAGATTATAAGGATATCTAAGAGTTTCAATCTTTGGGTTTTCTCTGGTATTCTGTTCACCAGAGGTTGTATCCTGTAGTGAAACGCCTTTAGATGCTAGAGCAAAACCATTAAGTGTTGAACTATTATTATATCCTATTGACTGATTTGGCATTTATCCTTTTTTAACTATTTAGACGAATATTAGCAAATGATAATCCCTGTAGGTCTTTTATTTCCGATGAATAAACTTCATAAATCTTTCCAGGTATTTCATCCCAAGTATACTGTCTTGATTCCCCCCAATGGAAATTAATACCACGAAATCCCCATGAGAAAACATCAGTCACTGCAACAAATGGATTTTGATCGTATTGAATATTGGGTGTCTTTGGATTATAAACAAAGACATAAAACTTACCAACAGTGGGAACTTTAGGGGACTCTTGTAAGACTTCTAAAATTTCAAGCATAACATCATCAGGATCTTCAACACCAACTAAACCATCAAGGACTGGACGAATACGATTAACACTCTTATCAGTATCAGTAACTTTTTTCTGTTGTCTTTCCTTAAGTGATTTTCTTGGCATTACTTGATTCCAAGCTCGTCTTCTGTGATCACTTTAAACTCATATCCCCTATCTTTACACCAATCTTTTGCTGCCTCCCACTTTGCTTGATTTCTAGCATATTCGTAGGCTTCATTAATATATCCTTTAGTTTGTCTCTGTGGTTTTGGTGGAGGAGTAGTCTGCTTCTTAGGTTTAATTTCAATCATATATTTTTTAATTTTCCCATTTGATTCTTTGACTTTTATAAGAAAGTCAGGAAAGTATCTGTGAGGTTTTCCATCTATTGGTGAACGATACCAAACATACATCTCCTCATTTGCCCATTCAATCACATTTTCATTGAGATCGCAGTATTTCATAAAAAGTCTCTCCCACAGAGAGCGATAGATTATATTTGTGGGATCTCCGTGATATTTTTGAGGGTATGATGGTTGATATTTTCCCTTATACGACATCTAAATAACTAAAAGAATCATAATAGGTATTTAGAGTGCCAGCACCAACTCCGAAGAGGATATCAGACTTTAAACCACTCTTTACTAATCTTGCACAGACATCACACTATCAAGTTATATTTGGTGGTTTACCTGGTTTATTAAGATCTCACCTTGCTCGTAGAGGTGTTAATTTACAATTTATTGGAGAAACTGTAGGATTGTTATGTAGTTCAACATCTCTACCAGGATCCTCTTTAGGAACTGCAGACATTGTTGGCAACTACATGGGAGTTGCAGAAAAGATAGCACACACTAGATTATTTACTCAGATTGAACTAGAATTTTATATCGATAAAGAATATAAAACTCTTAAATTTTTAGAACATTGGATTGAATTCATTGCCAATGGTTCTGAACAATCACCATTAAGAGAGGGATATTATTTCAGAATGAGATATCCTGATGAATATAAAACAAACTATACAAAAATTATCAAATTTGATAGAGATTATAAAAATAGTATAGAATATACTTTTATTGGTATGTTTCCGATTGCGTTGAATTCAATTCCTGTAAACTATGGAACTTCTGAAATTTTAAAAGCAAGCGCAACATTTAACTTTGATAGATACGTTACTGGTAGATCTGATAGTTTTAGTGAATATAATGGAATTTCTAATAATATAGACTTTAAATTTCCAAACATTAACTTTAGTTCTGATGGTTTATCTGCCTCTAAATTTGTTCCTGCTAAGCATGGAAGTGGAGTTGGGTATAGAAGAATTGAAGATAGACTTAATCCTAACTCTCCAATTTACTATGATTCTGAGTTTACTAGACGTGTTCCTGGCACATAAATAATTTTACTGAAGTTCCTATAGGTCATTATGCCTTTACCAAAGATTACTACACCAACATATGAGTTGGAAATTCCTTCATCTAAAAAGAAAATTAAGTATAGACCATTTTTAGTTAAGGAAGAAAAAATTCTTATCATTGCGATGGAAAGTGAGGACAATGTACAAATTGCAGAAGCAGTTAAAACAGTAATTTCAAATTGTATTCTCTCTAAAGGCATAAAAGTAGAGGATCTTGCCACATTTGATATTGAATATCTCTTCCTTAATATTAGAGGTAAGTCTGTTGGTGAAGAGGTTCAAGTTTTGGTTACTTGTCCTGATGATGATGTAACCAAGGTTCCTACAGTAATCAATCTAGATGATATTAAAGTTCATACAAGAGATGATCATAATAGAGATATTAACTTAGGTAATAATTTGACGCTGAGAATGAAATATCCTTCAATGAATGAGTTTGTAAAGAGTAATTTCAATGTTGATGATACTGTTAATGTCGATGATACATTCGATTTAATTTCTTCTTGCATTGAGCAAGTTTATACTGAAGAAGAGTCCTGGGCAGCATCTGATTGCACTAAAAAAGAATTGAATGAATTTCTGGAACAACTTACATCACAACAATTCAAAGAAATTGAAAAATTCTTTGAAACAATGCCTAAGTTATCTCATATTCTTACGATTTCCAATCCCAATACAGGAGTAGAAAGTCAAGTTTCCCTGGAGGGACTAGCGGCTTTTTTCGGGTAGGTATGGCGCACGAAGATCTTGCGTCATACTATAAAACTAATTTTGCTTTAATGCAGCATCATAAATATTCATTGACAGAATTAGAAAATATGATACCTTGGGAAAGAGAAGTTTATCTTTCTCTTCTCCAACAATACATCGAAGAAGAAACCCTAAAAGAAAAATCAAATGGCTGAAACTAGAGGTGGAGTTTCCCCTACTAATTTTATGGGTCGTAGCACGGAGAATGATGCTATGACTCTTAGAGTCCTTACCTCTAATCAAGCCTCTTTAGATGCAATCAATATTCAATTGGTGAGAATTTCTACCCAGATGAATGGGTTTAATAATTCACTAATGAGGATTTCTACTCTGATGGCAGAATCCTCCTCCTTAGAAAGACAGAAAGAACGACAAGAAGAAAATCGAGAAAGAATTCTTGCAGAACAAAAATTAAGAGAGGGGAAAGAAAGTATTGTAGAGAGAAAAATACAAAATTCTTTATCTGCACCAGTTCAAAAGATAGGCGCTAAGGCACAAGGATCTTTATCAAATTTGATGAAATTCTTTACATTCTTATTGACAGGTTGGTTGCTTAGTCAAACTATCCAGGCATTTAAGGCATATTCTGAAAATAATAAGAAAAGACTTCAAGATATTAGTAAAACTATTCTTAAAGGTCTTGGAATTGCTGGTGCTGTATTTGCTGCTCTTAAAATAGGACTTGGAACTATAATAAGTAAAGTTCAAAGTGCTGCTTCCATTATTAGAAAAGCAGTTAAT